GCACTCAAGAAGGTGGTGGACGACCGCAAGCTGTTCACGTCGATCCAGGGCAAGCAGTACGTCCAGGTCGAGGGGTGGTCAACCCTCGGGGCCATGCTTGGGGTTCTGCCGAAGGAAGTCGACACGAAGCGCCTGGAGGACGGTTCCTACGAGGCGAAGGTCGAACTGATCCGAACCTCGGACGGAACCGTGATCGGCGGCGCGTCCGCGTTGTGTGGCATGGACGAGCCCCGATGGGCCAAAATGCCCGAGTACGCCCGGCGGTCGATGGCGGTCACCCGGGCAACGGGGAAAGCCTATCGCCTCGGCTTCGCCTGGATCATGCGCCTCGCCGGTTACGCGGCTACGCCAGCCGAGGAGATGGACTTCGTGGAGGGGCATGCCCGCGAGGTTCCGTCCAATGAGACGCCCGCCCCGCCGAAGCCGAAGTCGACCGTCGTCACCGACTTCTGGGCGGCCATCCGGGACAGTCACAAGACCCGCGAGGATGGCCAGCGGATCCTCGAGGCGGCCGGCGACGATTTCGAGCTGGCGCTGAAGTCGCTCAACGAGTCGGCACCGTTCTAAGGGAGCCCATCAATGGACGCAACTCTGGAAAGCATCATGAAGCGCATTGCGAGAGCCGAGACGGAGCCCGGCGTGTACCGGGTTTCGCTCGTGGCGTCATCGCACCTGAGCGGGTTTCAAGCCGTGATCGAAATGCGCGGGAACGGGGCCGAAGGGTACGGCGGCTTCAGCCATCAGGCCGATGATCCAGTGGTGGCATTGATCGGTGCCGAGAGCGCGTTGCTTACAGAGTTCGGGCGATGCCCGACTTGCGGCTATCACAGGCGAGGCAAGGCCACCTCATGAACGCGCCTCTCACAGCCGCCGAACGCACCGCCGCCGCCGAGGCCATTCAGCGCCGGGACAAGCGGATAGAGTCGCTGGAGAAGGCGGCCATGACGTGCCCCTCTTGTGGGTGCAGAATCAAGTGCGAATGGTGCGGGTTCGACCCTCACGCGAAGCCGGAGGAGGGAGCGAGACATGAGTCTTGACTTGGACGAACTGGACGAGTGGGTGCTTGTGAACAACAATGGCGATGCCGTGGTTCATTATGAGACGTGGAAGCAACTCATCGCCCTGGCGCGTGCCGGGAGCCGATTGGCAGATCTCATGGACTGGATGCACATCGCGAAACCAACGGTCAACGGCTGGAAAAGATTTGACGAAGCGGTGGAGGAGGCCCTTGCGGCATTCCGAGAAGCCCAAGGGGAGATGAAGCCATGACTTTTCACGATAGCGACTCGCCAGAACGGCACCCTGACAAGACTGACGCCAAGACGGTGCTGGAGAAGTATGCGGTCATGGAGTTCAACATCCGCAATTCTACGCGCCCCGAAGTGTCAGCGGCCGAGTTGGCGCTTCTGGAGACACGCGCCGCACTCGCCGCCTCCGATGCGCGGGTGGAGGCGGGACGCCAGATCGTACACATTCTCCGACGCGACTTCTATGGTGACTACTCGGGGGACTTGCGAGAGGCACTTGCAGTCTGGGACAAGTTAGCCGCCCTCGCCGCAGGGGAGCCACAGCAGGGCCCGGACGCGGCCTAGCGTGCCATGTTCACGCTTGAACAGGCCCGCCAAGCGTTAGATGCCCTGAATAGGGATGGACGGATGTCCTGGCGCCAAATCGCGGACCTGGGCCAATTCGAGGGGATCGGCCACTCAACTCTGTGGCGCTTCGCCAGGCTGGGGATCCTGCCCCGGAAGAGGCGGGACCGGGTGCTACTGGGGATCGCCAGGCCGAGGCGCCGGCAGGTCTGCCCGAACTGCGGCGGCGCGCTCAAGCCGGCCTGCCCCGTCTGCCCGAGGGGCTAGGGGGTTTCTTCGGCCAGGCGCTGGTACAGCAGGGGGACTTGGGAGATGACAAAGCACTGCACGGCCACGCGGTAGGCCAGGGGCCAGGCGATGGGGGTCTCTACGACGATGGAGGCTTTCGTCTCTAGCCTGGCATCGACCGACTCGTCCTCATCGTCCCAGATGATTCCCTCAAACGTGTTGACTGCCTGAACCTTCTTCGACCACCATTTCCTGATCGACTTCGGAAACTCAACGCCGATACCGTACAGGGCATTCCTCAGGGAGATGGTGACTTCCCTACTGCCGTAGCCGAAGAGGTACGGCATGGTGGCCTTCTCGTCCTCGTGGAGATCCACCAGCAATGCGACGTCCCGACTTCGTTCTATTTCGGCAGCGAACAAATCGTCGGCACCGATGCTGCCGTTCGTCAGCCAGTCGGGCTTGCGCTTTCCCTGAACGACTCCGGCAGGGTTGGCATTCGGGATGACAAGGACCGGGAAGTCCCACGACTCTATGATGGGCATCATCGCCTGCACTGCAACCGGAGGCGCCACCTCTTCGCCGTGCAGGCCGGCCAACAGTACGACGGATGGTCCGTTGCCGTAGAACTCGATGGCGGGGATACCCAGGATGGTGAGTGTCTTCACCCGAGGATCTCCTTGATGTCCTCTTCCGTGACCGGGCCGTACTGCGCATCTGTCCAAGGATTGCAGGCTCCGTCGGCCCTATTGCCCAGCCCGCACCAGAGATAGACGCGCGCAAGGAGTCTACGAATCCAGTCCAACATGATGCTCCCTCGCCCAGAGTCTACGCAGCCTGTCGGCATCCAGCCGACGATGGCCCAAGACGGGAACCCTATTGCCCGAGCGCGGTTCGGGTAGCAGCCTCCCGAGTTGCGCCCTCTGCCAGTAGGCGTCTTGCTTTCGACTCATTGGCATTTCCAGTAGACCGTCCTCGCCTGTCCGCCGGGGATGCGCGCCTTCTTCCAACGCTCGGCCTTGACCTCCTCCGCGAGCCACTTGTGGAGTCGTCCGACGTTTGCTCCCGGCCCCAACCTCTGCATCATTTGCTCGAAGGTTATGGCGTAGTCGGGGACCTCGGGAGCGAGCTCCTCCCTCAAGGCCTCGATCTCGGCCAGCATCTGGTCCTGCAGCGATTTCATCTCACAGCTCCAAGCGAGTTCGGAAATCAATAGTTCTGATGAACTCGTGCTGTTGCACCAGCCGGCCGCCGACGATCTCCAAGGCGATCATCCCCACGGTTGCGCGGTAGGGTGACTTGGCGACCTTGCGGGCGTAGTCGTCGATCAGGCAGTAGGCCGGGCAGATTGTCGCACGGCACTCCCATGTCTTGGCGTTCTGCCGCGTCACGACCTCGGTGACGAACTGGTGGTAATGGCCTCGGCCGAGGAAATTGGGGGGCTGCTTTTCTGACTTCAGACAGTCGTCCATGATGGACTGCGCGTAGAGTCGGAGGATGTTCCCCCGGAGCCAGTTGCGAACGCCGGGAGGAGGACCGTGATGGGCGAGGTCCATGACGAAGCCATCCAGTGCGGCCTCGGCGTGGTACATGACATCGATCTGCTTCCCGAGCTTGGCCTGCAGCGCGTTAGCCAGGACGCTTTGAGCAGACCCCTCCCCGAACTCGTGGACGCCGGTCCCCTTCACGAAGAAGGCGCGCCGCACGTTGTTCATCGAGAGGAGCGGGATCTTGTTCGCCTCAGCGATGGCGTAATGGTCGGCCTGCCTCGTTGACACCAGCTCGCGGGGGAAGGCGTTGCCCTGAACCGGGTCGCCGAGGTCGAAGACGACAATCTCGTCCTTGCCGGCGAGTTGCTTCAGGCCGCGAATGTCCTCCGTCCACGCCTCCCAAAGCCATTCCTGGGTGGCGGTGAGCTTGGGTGTGTACTTCTCGATCGTCCGGTCGGGGCGCTCGCGCTTCAACTCCACATCTGGCGAACACAGTCCGAGAACGTGCCCCGCGTGTTCATCGGTCGGGAGGGCAACGATCACCCGCCTAGATTTGGGCATCAGTTTCTCTCATTTGTGGGGAAGGGAAGCTGGGGGCCGCCCGCTTGAGCCCGGACGGCGCGGCACGGCCCCCGCACCTGGTCCTCGAAAGGACCAGGGGAGCTCCCTCAGCTCTTGGGTAGCACGGCCCAGAAGAGCTGGCTGATACTGAAGGCGACAGCCACCGCGAACGTGGCACTGTCCCAGCTCAAGGGCAGCGGGCAGGCCAGGCCGACGATAGCGATGATGCAGGCCAGGAACAGCAGGGCGATTGCCAGGACGCCACTGACGAGCGCGGCCAGGAACTTCACGCGGTCCCCCGACCAGCCGAGCCGAGCCTTGAGGAAGTTCACTGCCGGGACGCCGAAAAGCCCGGCGATGATCGATACAATCACTGCGAGTTCCATTGGGGATACCTCCACTACTTCTTTTTGCGACGGATTTCGCGTGGTGCGAGAGAGGCGAGGGCGCCGATCAGCGCCGTGTGTCGTTCCTCGCCCCTTAGGTTAGCTGCGCTCAGATGTTCGTCAATCTTCCCGATGGCACCTCCGACTTCCTTGACGGCATCCATGCCGTGTCTCATGGCCTCGGCCCGCTGCTTCCGCTCCTCGTCCAGGAAGGCCACCCAGCGGGCGCGCTCATCGTCCATCGACTTGGCCCGCTTGTCGCGCTCCTCGGCTTCCTGCCGGCCGCGGAGGAGGGCGAAGACGATGAACGCCCCAACGACACCGGCCTGGAAGAGGATTTCTCCGATCGATGTCGGAGTCTCTTCCTGTTTCAGGATGGCCGAGGCCAAGGCTGAGAGGCCCAGGATGGCGGCTGAGACGCTGTAGTAATTCACTCAGCCTCCAGGGCGGCGATGCGGAGTTCGTGGTCGTCCACCCGCTGCTCCCACGTGAGCGCCGGCGCCGGCGGGGGTGTTTCTACGGAAACAGGGCCGAACTTGGGCATGGAGCGGAGGGCGGCCCAGATGGAGGGCGAGAGCCTGAGCGCGTGCTCGAGCGACCACCAACTGATCCCCTTCAGCCCGAGCTCGTGCGCCCGCTCGTCGAAGGCGATCATGGCCTCGGCCGTCGCCGTCCCGCCGTCCCCGATGTAGGCCCGGCCGGCGGGCAGGATGGGCTTGCCCTGGGCGATCGTGAGCCACTGCCGGACGGACTCGTTCAGCAGCCGGAGAGCTGCCGTTGGGGTCGAGCCCTCCCAGTAGGTCATGGGCATGCCGGCGTCACACCACTCCATGAAGGCCTTGTGGACCTCGATGTTGTGCCAGGTCCCGCCCGTCCAGCTGCGGAACATGGCGAAGCCGCAGAAGATCGCCGGGGTGTTGGGACAGCCGGCCCGGAAGATCGCTCCGAGAGTCCGGGCACCCGCGGCGCCGGCGCGAGTCTCGAAACTGCCTTCGACGTCGAAGACATAGCCGTCCAGCTGGAGGGCGATCGTCTGCGAGACGGCCATGTGCCCCTCGCCGACGACGTCGATCCCATAGTTGAACCCGTAGCCGAAGACCTTCAGGCCCCGAGCCTGAAGGACCCGAACGGTCTCCCGCGTGACGGCCTCGACCCACCTCACACCCACGCGGGTGTAGTGCTTCCGGTTGCCGTCGGCCACCTTCAGGATGATCGACTGGAAGCCGCCCTCGAGGAGCTTGTCAGCGATCGCCGAGGGGTTGCCGCCGAGGACCAGCGGGGTGTTCCAGAGGAAGATGTCCTTGCCGAGAGGGACGTTGAGCGGCATGTCAGACCTCGATCACGTGCTGCCGGAAGGCAACGGCCAAGGCCTGCGCCTTCTCGCCCTCATACCTGCGCACCTTGACCGCGTGCGGCCCCTGGCGTGGATCGGCCAGGTACAACTCGACCGACTCTACGGCGCCGTCTTCGTTCTTCTCGATCACGGCCTGGTACACAAGCCGTGGGTCTCCACCGTCGATTGCGATCAACATGTCATGCCTCCTCAGATTGTCACAAGATCTCGGTAGCGCCGGCGCAGCGTGTCGGGCGGCACCAGGCCGGCTCGCAGGTCGCGCAGCATGTCTCGCCAGCGGTCTGCCAGCGTGAACCACCGCGGGGTGCCGGCGGTCGCGCCGGGGATGAAGACGGCCACGTGGCGGTAGGTGACCGAAGTCCCAAAGTCCAGTTGGAGCGACGTCGACCCCGCGTCGGCCTGCTTGTAGTAGATGCCCACTCGGTCGTTGGGTGTGGCGTCGTCGTGACTCTCCGTCTGCCCGGAGGCCGGGGCGATGGCGGAGGCCTCGGCCTGGTGGTGGACCCACTCCAGCACGACGCCGCTGACGTCGGTGTCGGGTACCACTATCGTGTCAGACGAGCCGGTGTTCGTCTGAAAGACGGGCGTGGCGGGGGTGCCGGCGCCGATGAGCGTATAGGCCGCGCACCGGATACCCCTGATAGTGGTCCAGGTGAGGGTCACGGTCTGGGCCGAACCCGGGGGGCGCAGGTAATAAAACAACTTCTGGAAGCCACCGGCGATATCCACCTGGGTCATGACCACGCCATCGTAGGTCTTGGTGACCCAGGCTCCGGGGTCGCCCGAGCTGCACGCAAAGATGGTGACCACCAGGCGCGGGGTGGCGACCGGCGTGTGGGTCCACGCCTTGCTGGCCGCGTCGCCCGAGGCTGCGACTGAGAAGGCGTCGATGGCTGCGCCCATCTATCCGAACTCCAGGGTGACGAGCAGACCCTTGGCCGGCGTCGTGTGCACCTGGTCGATGTCGATGGCCAGGAGGTCGAAAGCGGCGACGTCGTCGTTGGCCGTGTCGATCACGGCCGGAGCGGCTGCGGTATCCGAGCCCGGCTCCGCGCTGTCGATAGAGATGCGCGTCGAGAGCATGTCGGCCGCCTGGGTCACATTGCGCACCTGGATGAGCATGGTGCTCGTCGTTCCATTGGTGATGACTTTGGCGTGCACCCGCTTGAGGTCCATCCCGCCGATACGCTGCGGAACCGTGAGGTAGGCCTGCCCGTCGCCCACACCGCAGTTTGCCAGCGCCTCGACGACCTGGAGTTGGACAGCGAAGTAGTCCGTCCTGGCCTTCAGGTACTCCTCGTTGTCCATTCCCTGGTTCTGGTCGGATGAGGTGCCAGGATCGCCCGGGTCAACATGAGTGCGCGTCACGTATGCCATAGTCTCTCCTCAGAAAGCCCATCCATCCGTCCCGTCCCAGACGGAGGTATCCCAAATCCACGCATCTCCTGCGACGATTGGGGCCAGCCACCACTCGCACCAGATGAGTCCCCCGGGGTCGATGTCGAAAGAGGCACCGTTGATGAAGAAGTCCTTGTCCACTGCGGTCATCGGCTCGACGACATGCACCCTCGACCCCGGCTCGCACTCCAGGAAGGCCAGCATGAGCGCGTCGCTGCGATTGGCCAGAAACCGCACCCGTTGAGGGACAGTGCGCGGGACGAAAGCAAGGTTCTTCAGGTAGAGCGCGAACGCTTCCCCTTTCACCGAAGAGTCGTGCTGCTCCATCTCGAAGTTCAACACAAGTTCTCCTCTGGCGTCGATGCTGTCCTGGTCGATGCTCTCGAACACCTGGGGGTCATAGGCGTAGATTCCCTTGCCCTTGATCGTCAGGCCCGAAAGGTATCCGCCCGTTCCCCCGGTGTTCGTCAGCGTCAGGCGGATGCTGTTCCCGCCCACGAAGGAGGACTGGCTGATGTTGGCATTGAGATCCGAGCCGAGATCCGCCGTCCCGAAGTTGAAGTGGGTCCCCGCAACCAGCGGTGTGACGACGGCGGTGGCAGAGATGGGCTTCCCTGTCGTCGGGTCGCGATAGGGGAGGATCAGCGTGATAGAGGCCCCGGCTGCGATCTGGATCGACTGCTGGGCCAGATAGAGCGTCGTCGTGGCTGCGGCGTCTACCTTCTTCGGGTAGATTTTCGCCCGCACGATGTTCTTCACCCCCGACCTCGCGTACTCCACCTCGAACTCGTTGGCATCGTTGTCCAGCGTGGCCTGTACCGTCAGGTTCAAGAGGCGCGCGTTCCGACTGTCGAAGACGAGCGTCTCGCCCCCGACGAGGTCGCCCCGGGGATAGATGTACCCATACTCGTTGCGGGCCAGCTTTTGAAACAGCGCCCTGGGACTCATGCGCTCGTCGCTGTCGGTGTCGAAGACGCGAGTGAACGTCTCAGTCCCTTCGCTGAAGCTGGTCGCCCGCGGCTGAATGGGCATGTCTGCGAGGATGGTCCGGAGAGCCTGATCCACCCGCTTGCTGGTCTGAATGGGTATCTGCGAGATGCGCTGGGAGGCCGCGAAGTCCATCCAATCCACCAGGCCCACTTGCGTATCTCGCGCTCCGAAGAGCCCAGCCGAGGGCGTGATGGAAGAGACGTAGCCGCGCCATTTGTAATAGGCGGTGCCGCCGTAGGTGATCTTCACCCGCATGGGCAGCCCGTCATCGAACCCCGAACGCTGGGACACATGCCCTGGCGTGTAGTACCCTAGCGCGCCGCCGCTGTTCCGCAAGCTGTTGTCGAGGGTTAGGCGTCCGACCCCCGTGCCTGCGACGAGGTCCTCCGGCCCCGCTCCCATGATGCCGTACTCGAAATGAGCCGGCGGGAGAACGTCCTCCCACAAGTCGGTGAACGTCTCGGTGAAGGTGTTCGTCTCGCACTCTGCTGCCGTGCCGCTGTCGTCGTCCAGCATCCAGTAGGCGATGGGGTTCAGGGCAAGGATAGCCGCGCGCATTCCGCCTGCCTTGGCGGCGTAGACCTCCGCTATCTGGGCCTCGGTGATGACGCTGCCAGCTCCGACCGCGGCGTGGGCCAGGAGGCCCTTGTGGCCGTTGGTGCCCGAGAGAGCGATGCGGGCGGCTGTTAAGCTGCCGGTGAATGTTCCGAGCGCTGTCTGGGTGGCGCCAGTCTGCGCACCATTGAGGTAGCACTTTACTTGGTCGGCGGGCTTGTCCCAAGTGATGCCCACAAGAAACCAGTCAGTAGATGCCGCGAGGGACGTGTCGCTGATGACCTCTTGTGTTCCTCCCGCATAGTAGATGAACTGCAACTGGTTGGCCGTTGCGGTTTTGTAAATGAGGACGTAGTTGGTCGCGTCCACATGTAGGTTGATGATATATCTCGCTGTCGCGTCCGCCCACACCGCAGCGTCCGTGATGCGCACCCAGATGAGCATCCAGCCCGCATCGCCGTCGAAGGCTGCTACCAGGTCGGACGTTAGGATGTTGACATAGTCCCCGCCGTCGAAGGAGAACGCGCTGCGCCCGTCGCCGATGCCCTCGGCCCCCATTGTCGGAGCGGCCGCGCCAGTACCGAGCACGCCATTGAAGTTGGCGAGGTCGGTGGGCGCCGTGAACCGGCCCTCGAGCGCAATGGTGGCCGAGACACTCATGGGGCAGTCGCCACCGCGTCCCTTACCGCTCGAGCGATCTCGGCCTTGAGACTCTCGACGGCCCGGATGAGTCGTTCCTGTCCGGCGGCCATGATCCTGTTCTGTTCTCGTGTCTGTTGCGCGACCGCCACCGGGATCTGCGTTGCCATCGCACCGGCAGATGCCTGAGCAGCACTTGAGGCCGCCTGGACGGCAATACCAGCGGCAGCAGCCACCGCATTCGCAACAGAGGCAGCCGATCCACCGCCACCGCCGGAGGTCCCGTATCCTCCACCGCTGCCCCCGCCCGTTACCTTCGCACCGCCAGTACCCAGGTAGTAGCCAGCGCCGGCGGAATAGCTCAGGCTGCGCAGATACTCATCGGCTGTGTATTGGGAGGACGTGAAGCCCCCACTTTCGACCTCGCCCCCGAGCGCCATTGGCTTCGGCCGCCCGACGGCCCCGGATCGCTTCATGGCTTCCCACTGGTCGTGGGGAATGACCTGCCATCCGCTCCTTGTCCGGATGACCCCCTCCGTCCCTCGCTCGCCAACCTCCGCAGAGTTCCCACCCATGCCAAGGGGGCCACCGCCAGCTTGCTGTGCACCACCGCCACCCTCATCCGTCGTCCTCGTCGTGCCGCTGGCGCTCTCGTGCCCGCCGCCGGTGTAGAGAGTCAGGAAGGTGGCCATGTCCAGCTTGCCGGTAAGGACGTGAAAGGCAACCGAGAGACTCACCCCGTACTTCTTGGCGAACCTCACAATCTCCTTGTCGTCCACTTTCATGGAGAACATGATCCACTTGGTCGAGGGAACATTCCTGATGGAAGCTCCCAGATCCTCCGCCTTGCCCTCGAGGCTGTCGACCTCTTCACCCGCGTCAGCCAGGACGGACCCAAAGCGCTGCCACATGCCCTCTTGGTCGACCTGCTGCGCGGCAATCATTTCGTTAACCGCGGCCAGTCGCTCCTCCGCCTGCACCCTCTCCTCCGACGACTGGGCGTTGGCGATGGCAATCTCGCCAAGCAGGCGCGTCTGATACTCCAAGGACCTGTTCGTCGTGTCCATCGCCGGCACGAGCTCGAATATGCTCTTGGCGACGTAGTGCCCGATCTGTAGAGTGGCGCCCTCCCACGCGTCGCTGACCATGTCGATCTTGTCGCGCAGCTTGCGGGCCGTCTCGACTTGGCCGCTCGTCACCTTCTGCCCCGCGTTCATGTTTTCGACGTAAGCGCGCAGCTCGCCATTCGACAGCTGGAAGATCTTGAAGAGCTCGCCCCCGCTGCGGCCCAACATGGTCTGGGCCAGCGCCAGGCGCTCGGCGGGGTCCTTGGTCTCATCCAGCCTAGCCTTGACCTGGATCAGCCCCTCAATCGTGGGCGGGATCCCCTCTCGAGCCATGCCCCGGAAGGCCATGTCGAGAGCGGACAGGGGGATGTTGAGATCATTGGCGATCTCCCGCAGACCCGATGCCTCCTCCGTGGTGGTGTGCAGCTTGTCGGCCAGGTCGCCGACCTCAAGAGTGCGCTGGTGCCAGGTTCGGAAGCTGTCCGCCACGAACCCGGCCGCGGTTCCGATGGCGGTCACGGCAAGAGTCGTCAGACCGGCCTGGGTGACGATCTGCTTGAAGCTGCCCAACGCCCCCTGTGCACCGCGCTTGAACTGCGTGTCCTGCAGTCCAAGCTCGGCAAATAGGGAGGCGACCTTAGTGCTAATTGCACACCTCCATACAAAGCCGGCACGCCGGATTGGAGATGCCGCGATTGACGTGCCAACGGAGATGAGCACGCATCGGGCCGCCCTTCATTCCGCCCTTCCTGCCCACTGCGCTAGCCTCGTCGGGAGTTCTACGTGCGTTCGCTGCCAAGGCACCTAGACGAGCGTATTCGGCAATTGCGAAGGGGCCCTCATGTTTTGCCGCCTGCGCCAAGCCGATATTTCGGCGGATCTCCTTGGGAGTGTTCTTGCCGCCCCGCCTATTGTCCTCTAGAGAAAAGGCGTTGCCGTGGCGAAGGTATCTCGTTATGCCTCCCCTGCGACATCCGTCGTATGTGACAACGTATGGAAAATTCCAGAGGGCAAGACCAAAGGCCCGCATCAGGCGCATTGTGTGTCCCTCTGGACTGGCCCCGGGGCCGTTCCAGTAACGCAGGATGCGGCCCCTCAAGTCCTTGAGGCGGAGGCCATGCTTCTCTGCCGCCTTTCTTGTCGTAGGCACGCACCCGCTTTGGTGGGCCTGAAGCCTCTCTGGATACCGCGAGGCAACAGACGAGCCGACATAGAGGATCACGCGCGGCCGCGAGGCCAGATACAGACCATAGATGACGTGAGACTGGCTCCTCTTCATCGTTTCCTCAGAATCGAACTGGACGCCGCCTCTTTGCCGGTCTGCACCTGAAGGAACTCATGCAGGTTGTCCAGCGACATCCCGTCTACATATTCGAGCGACCAACCAAACCGTTCTGCCAAATTCCACCGCGAGTATTCCGTTGGTTGCGCGTCTCCAAACACTAAGTGCTCGTAGACGCGCCTTGCGACAAAGGGCGGGAGGACTCCGGGTTCCTAATGCGCTCAAAGAGCTCTCCCGACAACGCGCGGAAGTCCGTGTATGGCAGGCCGGTCATCTCGGCCGGGTCCAGTCCGAATACCCGGGCGACGATGGCATCGCCCTCGGCATCCGCCTGCTCTGGGTTCAGCATGGCTCGGAACTCGCCGATGGTCATCCGACTGAGATCGGCCTCGACCTCGCGCCCGTCCTTTAGTTTGACCACGTCGCCCCTCCGTCAGTCGGCCTAATAGACGCCGCGGGTCAGCGCCCCGTCCTTCTGGAAATCGACCGTCATCTCGACCACGTTGTCGAAGGGGAAGTTCATCTTCGGCCCCATTGAGATGGCCGGGATGGTGTACTTGCGCTTCCCGGTCGCCGTGCCCTCGGGCCCGACAATGAGCGTTCCCGACTTGCCCTCGATCAGGGCATCCTCGAGCGCGGTGCCACCAGCTTGGACGACGCCCGCCCAGTTGACCGTGGCATCCTTGACGGTGACGAGATAGCCTTCGTCCGCGTCGCTGCCGGCAGTCCGCTTGGCCAACCCGATCGTTGGCGTGACCGAGACGGTCCTGTGGTCCCCGGTGAGTGTGGCCGTGCCGCCTGAGTGGATCCAGGTGCAGACAAGTGCCGATCCGCTGAATTCCATCCTCTAACCCTCCCGCCAGCTCTCAGCTGGCGTCCAGCCGAACGCGGTACATTGCGCCGGCCATCCATGTAGGGACCCTGGCCGAGTCGAACTCCACCAGCTCAAAGTCCTCTTCTCGCGCAAGCCAGAAGTTGCCCCACCCCGAAACCGTCATGGGCTTCATGTGGAGCAAGACATCGATCTGCGCGTCGATGCTCCCCGCTTTCGCTGGCCCCGTCGAGGAGTACCCTCGGGCGAAGACCAGCAGGTTCTTTGTTCGGTTCCCAGTCAGGTTTTCATCGCCACCTCCCTGATGGCTGAAGACAACATAGTCCAGGGCTGAATCCTTGGGCGCTTGGAGGTGGTACACGCTTGGGGATGCCGTGCCTCCAGCAAGCATCGACGTCAGCGCCGTCCCGCCCGCCAGCCGTGAATTCAGCGCGGTCCATAGTGCGTTGAACGCGCTCACAATCGACCGAGCCTTTCGATCGCCTTCCCGATTTCGTCGGCGAGCTGCTTGACCCGCTTCTCAAAGGCCGGCACGAGAAATGGGTGGGCGGCCATGCGACTCGTTCCTAGCTCCTGGAAGACGCCGTACTCCACGCCGTCCTGAATGACCCACCGGACTGGGCTCTTGCTCTTCCGCTCCGCATTGAGGCTCGCCCGAAGAGCGCCGGTTTCGACAGGTGCCAGCTTCTTGGCATCGCCCTCGATCTCGAAGGCCTTCTTGCCGATGATCTCGTCGAGAGTCTTCCCGCTATCCTGGGCGAGACGCTGGAGGCCAGCCATGTTGATGACCGTGGCCATCACACTCTCTCCAGGCTCGCCCGCAGGCTGAGCGGCCAGCTACCGTCATCGTTCACCGACAGCACGTTGTAGGTCTCCCCACCGTGTTCCACTCGGTGATCGGTAGTCAATGCAACGTCGTGGGCCACCGTGAGGACCCAGCCCGAGTAGTCCCTTTGCGCGGCCGCCACCGGCGACCGGCCCCCGCCCTTGCTGTCCAGCCGGCATGGGACTGCGGTCCCGCCAGTAGCCGTGCCCCAGGCCTCCGTGAAGCCGCCTTGGCCATCCGCTGTCCTCGTGACCTGGAGAATGCTGCAGGTATCCGGCAGTGCCACCGCCTCGATCTCGGCGCGCATCCCGGTCAACTCTGAGGAGGTAGGCCCGCTTCCGATGCTCATGCGTCCATGTCCGATCGGCGAACCTGCAGCACACCCAGATCGGCCTCCTGGCTGTCGTAGTAGTTGGCCATCTTTAGGCAGTGGTCGTGGAACTGACTGCGCTGGAAAGAGTGGCCATCGGTCGAGAAGGAGTAAGCCTTCGCAGCGTTTCCGGCCTTGCGCCTCCAGACCTCGGCCGCCGAGGCGTTGATCTTGAAGTACCGGCCGGTCAGGTAGTAGGCCGTTCCCTTCTGGTCAGCGCCGAACGTCACGATCCCACGCTGATAGTCGACGCTGTAGGAGGCTGTTCCTACAACGGAGCCGTCGCTCGTTTCGACAATGAAGATGGTCGACCCACCCGTCGTCTTCTCCCACCAGCGGCCCTTTTCGGATCGGTACTCCTTGTAGACGACTGACCCCCCGCCCGTCTGATCTGCGATGGCATTCAGGGGCAGACGAAAGATGTCGACCCGGTAATCGTCTAACACAACCTGCAGCTGGTTGTCGTCCCAGAAGTTGGCCGTGCCGATGGCGTAGTCGGCCGTGCCTGCGTCGACCATCGAGCGGATGTTGAGAAGGATGTCTGCGAGTCCGGTTCTAGCCATGTCAGATCCTCGAAGCCTCAAGCCAGGCTTCTTGGCCTTTCACTTCCATCCACGGCTGCCGTGGGCCATTGTGGGCGCCGCAAACCGTGCAACCGGCGAGCGGCTCATCAGTCGTCAGGAAGGCGCGCAGAGTTTCCTCGGTGATGCCATCCAGCGGGAGGCCATCGTGGCCGACGTCGAGTCCCAGCACGAGGGGCGCAATGAATGGCGAGGTGCAGCACTTGTAGAAGCGGCCCCCGTCGACAACGTGCGTGTAAGTGCGGAACCAACACTGGGCATACTGAGCCCGGGTCCCGGCTTCACCCTTCGGCTGTCGATAGAGCAAGGCCGTGAAGTAGCTGTCGGTCCGAGCGTCCTTCAACTCGAATGCCGTTTCCGTATCCTCGCAGGCGGCGCGGATCCAAGCCACATCGGCGTCAGTCATCTTGCCGGGGTATGCGCTGAGGACCAGCTTGTCGATAAGCATCCAGAAGCCGGGTGGCTGCTTCCTCACTAGGAGGCCGTTCGTCCAGACCTCGATCACGTCGGCGATTCCACTGGCGCTCGCCTCGCCAAGGAGATCGAGCAGATCCGGATGCAGCAGCGGCTCTCCGCCGATAGCCGCCCAGGCTCTCGAGTGGGCCACGCGCCCAAGTCTCTCAAGGTCATGCGCCAGAGCTTTGGGGGTGATGTCGGGCAGGCCCTTGTGCGCATCAAGCCCCACGAAATGGTTGCAGCCGCGGCACCGCAGCTGGCAGCGAAGGGTGAGGTTCGTCTCGAGGTGGGGCAGCATGACAGTCATGGCTTGCGAAACACCCTCATGGTCCCCACTGTCTCGACGAGTTCGGGATAGCCGGCCGCCACGAGCTCGTCCACGAACCGAATGGCCCCCGGATGACCGATGAAACCCGGGCGGCCACTGTTCAACGCGTCGTGGAATGCCATGTGCCCGCCCGACTCAAGTTTCGGGAACCAATCCAGGTAGTCCTCGCCGATCGCCTCGTACCTGTGATCGCCATCGACGAAGATGAAATCGAGAGGCAGGGACCAGGCCTGCGACGTCGGGTGGCTGGAGGCCCGCCAGAAGGAAAAGCGTGGGTAGAACGCTGTCTCTGCCCGGATGGCCGACTCGTTCCCGATGTCTCCATAGCCGTCGGCGATGATCGGATCGATGCCGTAGACAGGCGCACCGTTCCCGCCAGCCGCGGCCCGACAAAGCTCGGCGGTCGTGCCGCCCATGTAGCAGCCGATCTCAAGCACGCCTAGCGTCGCCTCCGAGGCGTACCTCCGAAGCACTGCAACCTCTTCGTCCAGCGTCTTGCGGGTCACAGCGCCACCACCCTGGCCAGTAGCGATGAAGGCACCTGAGGCTCGTAGTAAATCACTTGCGATTCATCGGCAACCATAGGATTCTGCGCGCCGTAGTAAACCTCCGGCAGATTGAAGGCAACAAAATGTGGCCCGACCCCAGCGCCGGGGCGTACAGTCTCATAGCGTCGGGCGATCTCAAGCCTCGCCGCCCGATCCCGAACAAGGAACTTGTGGTGCTCAATCCCGACGGGGGCGATCCTGCCCGTCCCGAAGGGCGAACCATCATGAACGTTCTTGCGCCCGCCAGCTTTCTCCCGCGTGGACAGTCGCGTCTGAAGATCCGGATACAGGGGATCGGCCTTTATGAAGTGTTCCTCATCTCCCCAGAGATTGAGCCTCGGGAAAGCCCACAGAGGTTCCGTCGCCCATTCGCCCGTCCGCAGCCAGGCAACCATCGCCGGCGTCATGCGCTCGTCGTCGTCCAGGCGCAGGATGAACTGGGCCTGGCAGTGGTCGATCGCCTCGTCAAGGACGCTCTCGATCGTTCCGTCGGTGGCCACCTGGTGGCGCCGCACCCAGGGGGCCGTTTCCACGGAAACGAGGCCATCGAAACAGACCGCCATGCCAGCCCCCAGAACCAGCGCAGCGTCCTCCATCGCCTGGATGAACCGCTCGGCGTGTTCCTCGCCCTTCGTGACGCAGAGGATGTCGAGGCTCACAGTTGCACCAATGGGAAGACGGTCAGGGCCGTCCCGGGCGTACCGTTGCGCACGGTCACGCCGGCGGCCGACAGGACCCTCTCGGCCGATCGGTAGGAGATCTCCATGCGGTCGACCATCGGATCGTGGAACCAGCGCCCGGGGCCGAAGTAGTCGGGGTTGAAGTGGTTGGGATCAGGCCCCCGAGAGACAAAGATCCCGCCGGGCGTTGCCTCGGCCGTCTCGGGGATCGTGTAGCGGTGATCCAAGCCGAGAAGAAGGATCTCCCGGAAGCCCATGAGGAAGGCTATCTGCAGAAGTGCGTAGGTCACCGTCCCGCCGCCGTACAGCTTGTCGGGCTCACTCGGGTCCCAGAACTCCGGGACATCGGATCCGCTTCCCTCGAACGCTTTGTCGTATGCGAGCCAGACGACGCGAGGCTTCACATCCGGCGGGTAGAAGGAAGTCCATCGCTCGTCAAGGATGAGTTGGGTCTTGCCCGATATCCCTGCCAACTCGTCTCGACAATCTCTCTCCACGAGGTAGTCGCAAACGGCCAGGTAGTCGGGAAGGATTCCGCCGTCCATGTAGACTCGGTTCGATCCCAGAACCACGGCGCTCTTGCGCAGGCGCGCAACGACATTCAGGCTGCCGGATAGCGAAGGTCCGTTGCCCAGGATGATGCAGCTCTCGCCGGCATGGGTACCGATCAGATCTCGCGGTCTCACTTGTGCTCCACGTTGACGTTCAGGGCAGAGGCATGCTTACGAGCGGCGGCCGCGTCGGGGTGTCGCTTCAGGTTCATCCACCGCCGCCCCCGCTTCACCTGCACCCATCTGCCGACGGATCGGTACGGCATCAGAGCTCTCCGACCTGGCCAACTGCGCCCGCAGGAACAAGATCTCCGTTCGGGCCGCGTTCTCCCGAGGCGACTTCGACACGTTCGGGTCGATCAGCTCCGCGATCAAGTCCTCGTGAAGTCCCATTGGCTTTCAACCTCCCATTGAGCATCTCCAGCAGCGGCTTCCAGTACCGCTCGGTCACGGTGTCGGCGTCGTACTCCAAGGCGCCTGCCCTGGCGCGCCGGCTCAGTTGCAGACGCTTCTCGGCAGACGCACCATAGGCCCGCTCCATCAGGTCATAGATGGCCCCGGTATGCGGTACGAACTGGTAGGTAGCCAGCGGAGTCCAGAAGGGCGTGCAATCGGCCCGGCTGACCTTCCAGCCGCCGAAGCACAGCTCCGGCATGGACGTCCAGTCCCCGACAATGACGGGCGTTCCGCAGGCCTGCGCCTCGAGGATCGGGATCCCGAAACCCTCGCCCATCGATACATTCATCACGACGTCCGAGAACTGGTAGACGTTCACCATGTAGGGCTCGGGGAAGCCGACCAGGTTGGTGTACTGATCGGCGAAGACGACGGAGCCGGACTTGCCCGTGTCCAATCCCAAGTACGTGCAGAGCTCGACCAGGTTCACGCCACCGTTCTCGCCGTTCTCGGCCTTCGTGGTATGCAGGTAGAGCAGCGCGTCCTTGTGTTTCCGGCGGAGCATGGCGAAGGCCTCGAGTTGCTGCTGGAAGGCCTTGCGGGAAGGCGCACCCTTGTTGGCCGCGACCATCGTCACGACGAAGGCATCCTCTGGCAGAAGCGATTTGCGACGAGCCTCGGCCTTGTCTCCAGGCATGAAGATCTTCGTATCGACCCCGTGGGGGACGTAGAAGTGTGGGAGGCCCGCTTCCTCTGCCATCCGGACGCCGAACTTCGAGAAGACGATCGGGGCGAACACCTGCTTTGCCTTGTCCATAACAGCCGGGGACATGGGATCGCTGTCCACCGGGAACCACGCGGCGATGGGAATGCCATGCGGGTTTCCCTGGGCCGACGGATCAAGGACCCAGATGTCGATCAGGGAGATGATGAGATCGGCTTCGAAGTGCTTGGCGTGGGCCGAGTACACGTCATTCCCGTACATGTGATACCCACGGGGATAGACGCGTACGCCGTCCCAGTTCAGGATCCCGCCCTCGAGGCCGTAGAACGCCAGGATCGCCATCTCGTGGCCCAGCCTCTTCAGCCTGGGCACGAACAGCTTGGTCTGATTCCCGTAGCCCGTGGCGGAGAATGGCGCGTTGGAGTACCACAAAAGCCGCATCGAAGACTCGCTCCTCGTCTTAGGGCCAGCGGGCGGGGGCAGGTGGAGCGTGCCCACCCCCGCCCGCATGACCGCGCTTCTGGGTGCTACCCCAGGGTCACTTACCCTGGATGTAGCCGATGCACAGGTTCACGGGGAACGCCGTCGCTGGCAGAGCGTTCTGTTCCTGGTAATCGACCACTACCCACTCGCCAGGGGCGAGGTAGGTGTAGTCGGCATCCAGGGTGAACGCCTGCGGGATATTCGCCACAAGCGGGGCGGCCGTGCCCCCGATTGCGGCGGCGATGGTCCCGTTCACCGCAGGCGTGCCGCCGATCGCAACCGAGCTGTACTTGTGGAGCGCGAAGGTTGCGGCGGTGCCCGACGTGTGCGACGTCGAGGCAACGGCCTGTGCATACACGAGTCGCAGGCCTCCGCCCTGTCCGGCCGTGGGCGCCTTCAGGACGAAGAGCTGCTTGTTGTCCGCACCGGGATCGCTGATGTCGATCACGGCGTGCTTGATGTCTGCTTGGCTGGCCATCTTTGGTCACCTCATCCTTAGAGTCTGGGACCAGCCTAGCTGGTCGGGGTCGCGCAGGCGAAGAGCAGCTGCACGCCGAACTTGGGCCGCCACACGCCGTGAGCGTAGACGGCCGACATGTTCAGCTCCCAGCCGCGCCGAGAGGCATCGCGCTCGGGTTCCAACCGCGGAGCCCGGCGGATGTCGAGGGCCATCGACTGCCGGCTGAAGACCGCCCCGTAGGCATCCGTGCCCGATAGGGCGATGTTCGAGCTGGTGTAGATGGCCAGATCGGCGACCCGCTGCACGAAGTAGTTCCGGCTGATCTCTTCGGTCAGGCCCGCAGCCGCCACCGGCGTGGTAGCCGTGGCGATGGAAGCTGCCTTCGCCAGGACTTCCCACTGGTAGTCGTGCAGGACCATGAAGTACGGCCCGGGGGCCTTCTGCGCCTTCAGGACGGCCTTGGCAGCGAAGACGTGACCCCAGGTGATGGTCGTGCCAGACGCGCCGATCGTGCCGCCCGTCAGGGACGAGAAGTTACCGAGTAGGTCCGTCTCCACCTTGTCGGAGATCGCGCTTCCGAGCTCGATAGCGGCGTCGTTTCGAACCGCAAAGGGATCCGACTCGATCCGCTGGTCGCTCAGGAAGAACTGCAGGCCGATCTCGGCCGGGGTCAGCGTGCCCAGGGCCGCCGGCGTGAAGGCATCGGAGGTCAGGTCATCCGACTCGACCACGGCCTTCGCCGTGCCCTTGTTGTATTCCTGGCTCTTGCGGGCCGCCATGCCCTGGCCGCTGAAACCCGTGACCAGGTTGATCATGAGGCCGTTCTCTCGCGCCGCGAACAGAGCATCGTCGAAGATGGTGTTCACGAACGCGGAGACATCTGCGTAGGTGTTGAGTTGCATCGTTCCTCACTCCCGGGCCGATGGGCCCCAGGACTTCCGGCGCATCACCCGCGGGCGGTGTTCTTTGGCGTCTCAGGGAAGATGACGCCGCCGCCTTGCTTGCGTGCCGCATCCGGATTGAGGAAGCTGCCCCCGCCGCTGTACAGGCGCTGCCGCCGTTCTTCGTCCGTCTCTTTTCGTTCCTCGGGTCCGTTCGGGTTCGTCGGGTTGATCCCCGGCGCCACTACCCGAGTCTTCGAGACGAGATGCGGCTTTGCCTTCGCGAGCACATCGAGCCGGGTGGCCACGTCCTTGTCGTCGGTCGGATCGAGGTCCTTCCGATCCATAAGGGCGTAGGCGTCGAGCGGATCGATAAAGCCTTTCTGGGCTGCCGCGGAAACCACCGTCGCCCGCAGGGCCGTCTCGGCCGCCTTGGCCTCGGCCTGCTCCGCACGCGTCACCGCGTCCGCAGCATCCTTCTTGGCCTTGTCCAGCTCGCTGAGCTCGGCAGCCGCGCGGTCCTGTTCTTTCTTCTCCAGCTCCTCGAGCTTCTTGCGCCGATCGGCGCTCTCGCGGTTGGCTGACTTCAGGGCACTGCGCGTCTGCTCCAGTTCGGCTTGGACATCTTCCAGTTTCGGCGCCGCCTGCGGATCACCCGCGTTCGGCCTGGGTTGCGGATCTCCCGCAGCTGGTGCCCCCGGAGTCGGATCGCCCGCGCCTGGGGGAGTAGAGGTAGCCATGTCCTTTGTTCGCTCCTTGGGGCATCTCGCCCCTGTTCCAGAGACAAACGAAAACGCCCGGGCCCATCCGAAGATGGAGCCCGGGCGTTACTCCGGTCGTCTCTGGGTTGTCGCCCCCAATCCCTGGGGGCGTTACGTCGTCAGTCTAGCACGGCTTCGGGGCCCGCGCAAGCCCCACTACACGTTCCGAGCGCCAGCTTCGTCCGACAGTCGCACGGCGCTGAGTAGGAAGATCGCCGCACCGACGGCCCAGATCGACAGCAGCGAATCCACCAACAGAAGTCCGAAGGACAAGACGAACAGCAGGAAGGCGCCGGCCAGGAAGAGTGATCTCATCGTATGCTCCCTTTCTTGTTGTGGGGGTAGTCTACCCCGGTTCGCCAGCGCCGTCACAGACCTCAGCCCCCCAGCAGCTCCGCCAGCGTGGGGTTCCCCAGCATCTCCCCGTAGACGGAGTCCTGGTAGCTGCCGACCAGGTCCGACAGACTGAAGTTGCCGCCCTGCCACGCCTCGTGGAACTGCGGCCCCATCTGGGCTCGTTGCTGTTCCTCGGGCTGATTTCGGAACCACTCCTCCCCAGTCTGCTCTACGAATTCCGACGGGTTCGAGCCCGCCGGCAGGGGGAGCTCCGTACACCGCCCGTTGTGGTGGTCGTCCAGGACCTCATCGAGCTCGTGGACCGTCCCGTGCTGTTCGACGCAGGCCATGCACGTCGTACCATCCAGCTCGGCCCACCAGATCCACCCCCCGACGATGTGGTCGTTCTCCAGGTAGTTCAGCCGGCTCGCCTCCCGGTAGGACCATAGCTGGGCGGTGCGGACCATCTGGAGCGCACTGGTCAGACCCTGACCGAGAGAGGAGTTGATCAGGCCGGCGACCTTCGATGGCGAGAAGCCGAGCGACACCCCCTGGGCAATGCCCGAGGCAACCCGATCGGCCGTGAAGGGCGTGAGTTCCTCGAGCCTGGCATAGAGCGGCCCGCCAGGCTGAGTGAACGCCAGGATGGACTGCGCCTGACGCGGTGAGAATTCGTGGAACTTGCCGCGGAGTCCATACTCACCAAGGATCAGCTCGGATACAGTCCTGGAGTCTGCCGTGCCTCGAGCCAGGGATGCCTCGATCGATCCTGTCAACTCACGCGCAGTTGTCCCTTCGAAGCGGCCCAGTTCCTCAGCCACCCCCCGAAGCAAGCTGCGATACCGCACGCTCCGCTCAAGTTGCGCTGGCGTGAGCGCCCCTTCCGCTGCCTCGGCCGCCACCCTGGCGATCATGTCCTGCAGCCGGCGCGAGAGCTGGCCATAGTGAGCCACCAGCCGACCCAGGACTTCGGCGTCGGCCTCATCCGCACGGCGCATGAACTCCTCGACCAGGCGGATGATCTCGCGGCCGCGTGGATCGACAGGCACCTACTCCTCCAGGACCCAGAGCTCGCCCGACTTGGACGCCTGCACCGCGCCCGTCCCGTGATAGTGGTACTTGTGGATCCCGGCGGTGTCGCAGATGAGGTCTAGGTAGAAGACCCCAGTCGAGTCCTTCACGACCTCGGAATCTGTTCCGTAGACGTAGGTCGTCACCGACCTGTCCGGCAGCGTGAGCTTGATGCTCACCGTTGTCGGGTCAGTCAGAGTGAGAGCTGCGTTCTTGAAGGTCGCCTGCAGCCGGACCAAGCTGTGCTGCTCATACTTGTTTGGCATATCTCACCCCGTGATCTCTTCTAGAATGACGAAGCCGAGGGAGATCTCCTCGACCTCAACGACATGGGCTAAGGCATCCGAGAGTGCGACGGTGGCCGTTAGCACTTCTTCAACCTCCACGCTCCCCAGTTGTGCCGCTGAAGTGACAACCCCGGCGCCGGCGAGAGACACACCACCGAGGGCCACAGCGCCATCGCCGCCGACCGGGACATCGCCCGCGGCGAGCAGGCTTACTCCCGCAAGAGTGACCGCACCCCCTGCGTCGACCGCGACGCCGGCGTCGGAAGCAAGGGAAACTCCGGCCAGGGCGACCGCTCCGTCAGCGGATACAGGAGGAGTACCAATGACGCCAGTCCCGGCGAGAGTCACCCCCGCCAGGGTTACGGCTCCGTCGGCATCGACCGGGACATCGGCTGCCGAGGCGATGGAAACGCCCTCGAGGGAAACGGTCCCCGTAGCATCGACCGGGATGTTGGCGGCACCGGCCAGTGTCACGCCATCGAGTGTTGCTGTCCCGTCCGCACTTACGAGGACATCAGCATCGGAAGCGATGGCCACTCCATCAAGAGTGACCGCTCCATCCCCAGAGACGGGCGTGGTTCCGACGGTAGCGGTTCCTGAGATAGTGACGCCCGCAAGCGTCGCCGCACCATCGGCATCAACCAGAACGTCAGCGGTAGCCGCAAGAGCAACACCAGCCAGCGTCGCCGCCCCGTCAGCACTTACCGGGACATCGGCGCCCGAGGCCACGGTGACCCCAGCGAGCGTGACCGCACCGTCGGCGTCTACAGGGACGGTTGCTGTTCCTGCGAGCGTGACACCCGCGAGGGTGGCGGCCCCATCTCCGACCGCTCCCGCCTCCGCCGCTGGCGCGTACTCGACGTACACCCACAGCGCCGACATACGGACGAAATGCGTGTCCGTGACCGTCTCCCGGATGCCAGCCTGGGCGGCATCGAGCAACGCTTTCGTCCAGGGAGTTGCCGTTCCGGGCTCCTCGTAGTTACTGTCGTTCCCCAGGGGAGGATAGATTTTCGGCGTGGCCGTCAGCAATGAGGTATAGGACGTGCTTCCTGCACCGCTCAGGTTGGCACTCTCGTCCACGTTGGCCCCGGACTTCAAGCGGACTACGAAATCCGGGTCACCTCCGGTCAGCGCTGAGATGGCGAAGCGGGCACCCACACCCACCCATTTGATTGTGTCGCCCGAGGCTACGGCCGATGGCGTTGCTTCCAGGTTGTAGTCGTCTATCTGCGTAGCGGTGTTTGACTGGACGTAGGTGGTCACATTATCGGGCGGTACCTCTTCGGTCTGCGACCAGTTCGCACCGCTATCCGTTCCGCCCCTGGCCCAAGCGGCGTTGTCGCCTGCCGCGCTCGGGCGCAGGATGATGAGGCTCCCTTCCCCCGGCCAGGAGTTCTCGTAGGATCCCGCGTCACCATTGATCGCGGCATCGTCCCAAACCATGTTGAGCGTAGCATCGGAGGCAGGCGGCCCCACTCGCATTCGGTTTGGGTCGGCGGTGATGTTGATGGTTCCGGACGGGTTCCAGAGAAGTGTCGCCTCGTCTGATGCCGCATACAGCCGCGCCTCGACCGTCGTGGCCGAAAGCGTCGTGCTGTCGTAACCGATCTCCAGGCGGTACCAAGTGTCGAGGCTCAGGGCGCTGGAGGCTGAACCGATGACGGCAGAGTCTTCGGCGTTGAAGAGGTCTATTGCCCCACTGGCGCTCACTCTGGCGGATATTTTTGCGTTGGCCGAATTCAACAGGGACAGGAACGTCGTGCTGTTGGTGGTCGGCCAGTCGTCGAAATAGATGTAGTGCCGAATCCAGTATTTTCCCTGGGCCGCTGTGAACTGGTGGTGGTAGTTCTCTTGCGCCCCGGTGTTGGTGATTCGGAGAGCGGCCGCGCCCGCGTGCTTGACGGTCGTTTCGATGGCAGGGGTGCCATTCAGCGACGTGAAACCAAACTCCATCCCGAGCGTGGCGGATTGAAGTTCGTAGCCGCACGACCAAAGCCTCGACACGTCAGTTGCCTGGGCCGATCCAGCCCGAAGGCACCGCCCCCGGCGAGGTCTCGCTACACGGCAACCCCTGGCAGAAGTACACGTCTCTCTCGGGCTGTGCCGCCGGGGTGAACTGGTTGATCTTGTCGTCGATCAGGATGTCGCCGTAGTATCCGACGAACATCCCGACCATCTTGATGGGGTAGCAGTCCACACCTGGCTCCGTGCAGCCTTGGTTGAGAACGCCGAAGCGGGTGGTGAACCCCTCGGCTGTGATGCGGCCCACCCTGGGGTCGGTGTCGAAGCCCGAGAGGTTGTCCCACGCAGACGGGATGTTCCCGGCTACCTCGTGGACGTTGGCCGTGCTGTTATTGTACCTGCAGCCCACGGGGTTGTACGGCTCACCGCAGACGAACGGCCAGGTGAACGGGTGAACCAGGTCACGGCTGTCGAGAACCTGGTAGCCATCCCGCACCCGGAACAGCAGCCGGAAGATGCGGGAGGTCTCAGGCCGTGCGCCCGGCACCGTGCTGCCGAAGCCCGTCGGCTTGCTGGTCACGGTCGAGTTGACGTTGGCGTTGTGCGACAGGATGAACGGGATGTCAGGCCGGCAGCCTGGGAGTCCCGTGTACGCGCAGTCCGCCGACCAGTAGGGTCCTCTCGGCGTGTCGTAGGGCGGCTGGAAAGTGTTAGGGTACTGGAGCAGCGTCCCCTGGTAGGGCGTTATCCGCTGGCCGTACTCCTGCAGTTGGTTGGTGAAGAGGTAGCCGCAGTCGCTTTGGTTGCACACCTTCAGCAGCGCAACGCTGGAGTGGGTCGTAGTCTCCAGCTCCATCGAGGCGTCCCCGAAGTCGTGGAACTGGATGACCGCCGCGTCGACGCAGTAGGTGGCACCCTCAAACCCGGGCTCACATGGCCCGAAGACATCCAGCACCACGTCCCACTTGAACCCACCGTGCTTCATGGTGTTCTCGATGGGACTGGACGGGTTCGTGTGTCCTACCCCAACGCCGCCGATCAGCGCGCGCAGGTCGAAGCCTGGGAAGGCATCGTCTACTTCCGATGTGAACGGGTCATCCCCGTGCTCGTGGTCGTAGTGACATCCGAGCGCACTGTTCCAGAGTCCGTGGTAGGTGTCGTTGTCTGGATGCGCACAGGCTGGGGCTCCAGGGTAGGGCTCAATCGTGCCGGAAGCAGGGGTAGGGGTCGCGGGGACCGGGGCGGTACTCGAAGCCGTCGCGGTAGCTGATGGTGACAACGTATCCGTCGCCGTAATCGTAGACGATGCGCTTGGAGAAGCCGCAGCCGTTGCGCTTGGCTCTGCTGTGTCGCTTGGCTGAGGGGACTCTGTCAGCGATGGTGTCCATGTTGCACTGGGTGTCTCCGTGAAGGTTGGGGACGCAGTAGCCGTCGCCTTGGGCGTGGGCGTAGGCACCTTCGGCTTAGCCGTGGCCGAGGCCCCAAGTAGCAGGGCCAGGATGACAAGCGGGATCAGGCGCTTCATGCCGGGCTCAGTCGTTGCCTTCGGTAAGGACCATCGTGCTGATGGTCACGGTCTGGCCCGACGTAATCGTCCCGTCGAAGTTGATGTCGCCCGACCCGATGGCGCACGCCCCCTGCATCTGGCAGGTCGTCCCGTCAAGCGTCGCCTGAGAGTTGTAGATGCGGAAGTGTCCCGGCGTATCCGCGGCACCACCCGACGCGGTCCCGGACCAGGTCCCGCTCTTGGCCATCGCCCCGCCGGACGCGGCGGCGAAGGCCGGGCTCGGAAGGTTGATGGTCACAAGCAGCGTGCCGGTGTTGGCCGACGTAGGCAGGGCCGGTTGCGCCCCGGTGTAGATGCGGATGGCGCCCGAGGCACCGATAGCTGTGTCGATCGCATCCAGTCGATTGTTCTGAACGGCGTTTTCTAGCAATTGAACGGTCACGCTTCACTCTCCTCAGAAGATTTGACGTCTTGCTCGGTCTCCGGCTCTACGACCATCGGCTCAGCCACGGGCTCCTTGCCTTCCGGCCAAGATGCAGTCGCCGTTGCCTTGATACGAATTTCGTCCAGAGTCGCGCTCATCTTCCCTCTCCCTGTTGGCCGCGCTGGAAGGCGCGGAGTAGGACGTTCCCGAGGTTCTCTTCGCCCTGCTTCTCCTGGGCGATGCGCCCAGTCTCCTCTTCGAAGTCCCGGCCACGCTCCTGGGCAATCGTCTGGATACTCGTCACTCCAAGCTGGTGCTCCTTCTCCAGGACTTCCAGCACCTCCTTGTCGTTCTGCGGCAGGACCGCGTCGGGCCAGATGACCTCACCTCCATCGGCGTCCTCGCCACCAAAGCCGGCCAAGACCAACAGCCGGTGATTCAGGTCCCGCAGCGCCTCGCCATACAGGTCTCGCTTCATGCCCAGCTTCGAGAGAGAGTCCAGGTAGAGCACGCGCAGTCCGAAGTTAGTCAGGGCCCCGACTTTGTCGGCCACCGACGTGAGGTCGACCGTCTGTGAGATGTCGAAGAGTGACTGGCGAAGCATCAGCAGGTAGTTCACGCTCGATCCAAGATCCCCCTGCATCTCCAACTGCTCGATGGCCGCCTGGTCACCTCCAAAGCGTGGCATCTCATCCGGCCCAATGTTCAGCGTGCCCTCTCCAGCTTGGCCAATCCCCTTGGCGTAGCGCATGGGGTGGGCGTAGTAACGGATGATCTTGGAGATGTTAGAGGCGACGAAGTTCAAGCGGTCCTGGAGAGGCAGCACGTCTTCGATGTCCGCCACCCCATAGGGCGAGCCCATGCGGGGAAGGTTCTGCCAGACGAGGATCGGGGCGAAGTCGTAGGGCCACTTCGTATCCTCCCCCATCTGGATCCACTTGCCGTTCTCGGCCATCTCGAACGTCCGCACGACCCAGGAGGTAACGGTCAGCGCAGAGGGCTCGCCATTCTCCCCGGCGATCGCGCCCTGAAGCAAATCCGTCGTCTCCCGGAAGCCGCGCAGCCCAGTCCTCGACATCTGATCCGGCACCACGTACTCGATGGTGTACCCGACAACCATGTCAACGTCGTGGGGATGCGTCCGGATAGTCAGCCACGTCGGATCGAGAGCGATAATCCTCGGGTATGGCTCTCCATCGATCGGGGAGACCATCCCATCCGGGACCAGCTTCACGGCGCAGGTGCCCAGGATGGCGCCAAGGTGGGCGATGCGGTTCAGCAGGAGGCTCTTCTTGTTCTCGTCCCACACCTTAGCCAGGTGCTCATCCTGCGGAGTAACGTCGTCGCCGGGCAGGTCGAACTCCACTCCTCCCCCGACCAGCATCGAGACAGCCCGCTTCGCAATGAGCCCCACGAAGTTGAGGGCCAGGTTGTCGTCGAACTGGCCGGGCTTGGTCTTGAGGAGCCGCGGATGGAATCCGCTCGCGTAGTCCCGGAGCTGCAGCATCCGGTTGACCCGCTGATACTTCACCGGATCCTCGAGCATGCCGGGCACCAGGAACTGAACCAGCCGGCTTCGGAAGCTGTCGACCAGGCCGTCAAAAAGTCCCATCGGTTCCTCCGTCTACCAGGACGCGAACGGATCTTCCATCGTGCCTGGTGCTTCATCGAGAAGCATGAGTTCTGTCATTGTCCAGACCATCGCATCGAGTCGGTTGGGTGACTTATCCCCTGGCATCCACAAGCACATCTCGTCCTCCAGCAAGGGGAAGCTCCCAACGTGGTGGATCCGCTTGTTCTCGTAGATGGCCGCCACTGGTTCGGCGCGCAACTGTTTCCCACGACTGGCACTGACCAACTTCACCCGTACCTTGGGGTCCACAGTCTTGATGGTCAGCTCAACCATCTCGCCGCCGAAGTTCTTCTCCGCCACGATGAGGTCGGCCTTCAACTCATGATAGAGAGCTACGGCTACCTCGGCCCACATCCGGGGCGAAGCCTGCAGGCTGCTATCCCGAAGCAGGAAGCCTTCATCTTTCGTCCGTCCGCCGGCGACAATCCCAGCTTCGGCACCATCGCTAGTTCCGGATGGGTCGACGCCGACAATGATGCGCGCCAGGTCTGGAACCGTCCTCGTCCAGCGAAGCGTCTCGATCAGGTCACGATTCCACAGTGCGCCAGGGGCTTCCGTAACATCCTCGGCCAGGATCTCCATCCGGTAAGAGAGGGCTGTCATGTCCTTGGCCAGCTCCTCGATCGCCGACTGGCTGATGTGCGGGTTGTCCTTGCTCGTCCAGTGGAATGTCGCCCAACGCCCAGAGGTGTCCTCGGCCGCCCGCTTGAACATCTTGGCCGCATGCTGGGGATCCCTCGCCTTCGACCGAGCTTTAGTTGCCCTGGCATGGAGGCTCGGAGGTGTATAGAGAAACACGGCGGCACCGTCGTTGTCGGCCAGCATCGGAGCCCCAACGAGTTCCCAGACCTCCTCGTTCATGAGCTGGAACTCGTCGAGCACGAGCTCGTCGGCGTAGTCTCCGCGGAGCATGTCTGCATTCCAGGCCGTCTTGCCCCTGATTCGCTGATCGGTACCGGGGATCTCGATGAGATGCGTGGTCTCGTTCTTGTAGAAAACGCCAGCCTCGATCGGATCCCGGAGAAACTGGCAGACGGCTCCCCAGAAGCGATCAAGCTGGTCCTGCGTTGGCGTAGCATAGAGGACGCGCGCGCCCCCAAGGAACTTCTCGGCCTCGCGTATTGCCAGGCCAAACGTCTTGCCGCTGCGGCGGCCGCAGCGGGCGATATTTCTCTTGGCCTTGCTGTTGACGAGGGGGGCCTGCTTCTCGTGCGGCTCAGGGATCCGGGCGATGTACTCCCTAGCCACGAACGATCCTGATCTGGATCGGCTCCTTGTGACCTTCGTCGCCCGAGAGTGCCGTCCTCTCCCGCTGACCCAGATGTTGCTTCCCCAACCAGATCAGCATGCCGACGCTTCCGCTCATGGCGAGCTTGTACTGCCGGCGCCGTAGAGATTGGCGCATGGTAGCGATGCCCTTTTGATAGGGTTCCGCATAATTTCGGGTGATGGTGTCCGGTGAGATCCCCAGGACGTGGCCGATCTCCTCCTGGGTGCAACCGATGGCCGCCAGCTTCTCGACCTGTGCCGGGCTGACAACCTTGGGTGGCCGACCTCGCTTGGACTTCGGGGGCTTCGATTGCTTTGCCTTCGTGGGCATCTCGCCCTGCGCCTTTGGGGCATCACGCCCCTGACTGGAAAACGAAACCCGGCCGCGCCCCCCGATCTCCGGGAAGACGTGGCCGGGCGTTGATCCGGCTTTCTCTGAGTTGGCCCCAGTCTACGCCGATTTCATGGCTTGCGCAACCTCGACCTTTTTCGACCGGAACCACGCCCAGCCCCCGCACGCGCCGCAGCGTACCCGGGCCACGATGATCTCCGTACCCGTCAGGTCGTCCACGATTGCCGTATACGGCCCGCGCCCATTGGGTGTCACGACCCGCAAGGGCGCCACCTCGCTCCCGCAGTTGGGGCAGCGCAGGACGTCAGGCATTCGCCTTAGGATTCCTCATGTCCACCCTCCGAGCCCTCTCTGCGAGGGCCTCATAGACCGCGTCTCCAAGCTGATCCCGCACCCAAACATGGAACTCCAACGGGTGCTGGTGGAAGAACGCGTGGCAGCCGTAGTCCAGTCCGAACGCGTTCTGCGGGTCCCACCGAGTAGCCTTGATCCTCCGGCTGAACACATGCGCGCAGTGGTAGCCTCTATCCCCCAACTGGTGCACCGATCCGCACCGACGACATCGCCAGCCATCCCTCTCCTTGATGGCCCTGGAGAAGTCAGCGTCAGCGCGAGACAGTCGGATCTTCACTCCTCCACCCGACGGAACTCGATCCGGTTCACGATCTGCGACGCATGGCATCGAGTGGCACGCATGAACATGTCGATGAACTCCCCGGGCGATAGATCGGGGAAGCCCTCCCTCTTGCATTCCTCCGCGGTGATGTCACACAGGTGCTCAAGCCTGGCCGATACGACTTCGATCAGGCCGATCTTCGTCATGTGCTGGCCCTTCTTCAGCCCCTGCGCCTTCTCCACCGCCCACAACTTGTCGCCGACCTCAATATCCATCCACCCCAGGCGCCGCGTTACATCCTTCGTCCCGTCACGCATCTGCTGCGTCGTCATCGAGAAGCTCATGCAGCGAGGCACGTCACTCCTCCACCAGCCGGCGCAACGCGGGCGAGAGGGCGAAGTAGGCGTCGTCACGCGCGTCTCCTAGAGTCGCCCACGCCCTAAGCCATGTGGCCATATCTGCGCCAGTTGGACATGTCACACTGGCCTCCTCGTAGACGCTCAACTCGCGCACGGCCGCCCTCGCCAGCCGCAGCAACTGCATCGCCACCTGGCGGGCTTCGTCTCTCTCGCGAGTTCTCTTCTCAGCCACCCCGCGCCACTTGGCCGCCCATGCCTCGTCATCAGACAGCGACTGCTCTACGAGGATGTGCGCATCTTCGAGTTGCCCTTCCAGCCCCTCCGCCCGCTCGTTCTCGACGGCGGCGTAGTCGTAGAGCTCCGTCACCAATCGCGGGTTGACGGCAATGTCGGGCCATAACCCAACACTGTCCACGTCCAACTTGCCGCGGAACCAATCCACGGTTGCTCGCCACTTCTCAAGCGGTGTCACGCTTCCGGTTCCAGCCATTGCCTCATCCCTTCCCCTTATGGCCCTGCCGGGGACTTGTAGCTAGAGTCCGCTTCCGTGTCGTCCGTCGGGCGACAATGTTCTTCGTAAGATGTTGCGGCTGCGCCCATCTCCAGATGTGAAGATCAAGAGCTGCCGGGCCGAGCCGAAGATGGAGCCGAGGACCGCCGTCGTCATAAACGCCAATCCCAAGCATCCAATCGTCCATCGTGATGGCGTATCCCCACCCGACTCCAATGTCATCGTTATTCTGTTCGAAGAATCGGTAGAAAAACCTCTTCTCGTGCATCGTCTACTCCTCGCCCTACTCGGGCTCAATCCACTGCTTAGTCCCGGCACTCTCCCACACCCTCAACAGGTTCCCCTCAGAGTCCTGCACCACCGTCCCGGCATCCAGAGTCATCAGCCGCAACCCGGCCTCGAACTGCGTCATCGGAAGTTGCGCATGCCCCTCCCGGTACGTCCCCGAGGGGTCGTGGATGATCGTCATGCGCTTCTCGTTCCGCCCTTCGTTCGGGTGCCCCTTCGACATCACCCCAAGGCACTCCGCACACATCCCGTATTGCATCATGTCGTCGTAGACCAGCCGCTGGCAGATGCCCTTGCATCTCTTCCTTGGGCGCTCATACGCATCGGAAGCAGCGCCGGTGCCCTTCACCGTGCGTCTCCCGTCGGTGCGCTTCCCGCCGGCACGTGCTCCACCAGCTCCGCACTCGCCTTCGCCCGCTCCAGCGCCGGATCGCCGGGAAGCTTCGTCGGTGTCTTGGGCTCCCGGTACACACTCGGCACGCCCGACGATGGGCCGATCTCGAATTGGAGGCAACGGCAGAGTTGGCACGCGCCGTCGTAGTCGTGCGACTGGCGCGGGTGGGAACAGAGGCATTCATCCATCGGACGACACCATACTCTCGGCCAGCTTGCGCTTGTACCATTCGGGAAACCCGCGAGTGAGCCCTCGCTTGATGTCCGGCCAGAACGCCGACCACAGCGCATCCCTGATGGCCCCCTCGGCGTCCTTGCGCACGTCCTCGGGAATCTCGTGAATGAGTCTCCCAATATCCTGCGGCGCACCCAGTAACACTCCGTCCTCCTGGAGGTGTTGGACGGCCTTCTGCCAGCGCGCCTCGACGGCGTATCGCTCGATGATGGCCTGGACCGGAGATGCTTTCGCCGCCTTCCAGTTCTCCTTGTTCTCTTCGACGAAGTCGCGCCGGACGAGCTTCGCCATGAGCACCTTCTTGTCAAGGCCGAACTGCGCGTAATTCTTGAGGACGATGCCCTCAATCTTCTGGTTGCCCAGGAATGAGTCGTGCTCCAGCATCGTAGTCAAGTCATCCAGCGTCGGCTTGCTTTCGAAGCATCCCAGAACCGGGACGAACTCCAGACCCAGACGCGCGGCTTCCTCGGAAGCCTCTGCCGGCGACAGGTAGTCCTCAAGCCCTCGATCCACATCAAACAGGACGACGTTTTGTTGTGGGACACGGCCATACTCCAGCGTATTCTGCTTGGGCTTCGCCAGGAACTCCCCGCGGTAGGTCCATCC